TATGTAGGGTTTCCATCGGATGTAACATTTATCACATCAACTAAATTATTCTCGCCAAAATTTAGAACTATTGGTAGTTTATATTTTGATCCCCTCATATATTCAAGAACAAAACTACTTAAATTTTCCAAAGATTCTATATCAGTTGGATTTGTTAAAGTTAATCTTAATTCTCGTCTGTCTTGTGAAATGTCTGAAACAAACAATCTATTTTCATTTTCAGCAGAACCAATTAAATCTCTAAAAAAGTTGTAAACAAACTTATATGGTCCAGGAACTAAATTTAATTGTTTTATATGGTTATGTATAGGTAATACAACATACCGTAACGGATCACCGGATTCTGTTATACGAGGATCTATTTCATAATTTGCATTATGTAATGTATCTACATAAGAAAAATTAGGCAAAAATATATGAAGTTCTACATTTGTTCCCGGAGAAGAAGGATCTTCGGGATTATTTAATGTAGAAAATTTTGGAACAATAATGCTGTTAGCAAAATTTGAATAGTCATACCTATCGCCCCTAATAGGACGATTTGTTCTTACTATATCAAGTAAATTTTTGTATAAAAAACTTGGCATAAAATTAAATCACCTTATTTATTAACCACCTTCATCATCACCATTTTCTTCTGGTGGAGATTCATTCAAAAAATCAACATTGATTTTTTCCGATAATTTTCCTACATATCCTGTTGCTGGATCAGTAAACATACCACCAACAGTTCTTATAGTATCAACTTCCGTCAATAATGTATTAAGTGTTTTATCGGTTCTTTGTGCAAGAGAAGATATTGATCCAGATGCAATTATGTTTTGTAGATCCATTTCAGTTTTAAGTTCTGTAATAATTTGTTCATTTTGTGCAGAAAGTTGATTACTCAATCTCTCAAATGAATCAGCGCGAACAGATTGATTTTCATTTTCACGTGCCCAAAGACTAACAGTTTCTTGCCATCTTTCTGATGCATTTTGCCAATCTACTAATTGATCTCTTTGACTATCTACGATTGCCTCTAATTCGGCAATTCTTCTTTCTAAATTAGCAATACTATTAGGATTACTTTCTACAATGTTTTGTAAATTTTGAAGCAATTCGTTTTTAGCAATATCTTGAACATTTTGAATATCAGTTGCAGAAAGATTGCCCAATGGAACTCCAGAAAAAATTCCATTTTCTATGTTTTTTAATTGGTTAAACAAATTTTGTTCTGCATTTACAGCGTCAGATAAAGAAGTAAAATTTGATTTAACAACAAAATCAAAACTTTCAGCTAAAAATCTTTGATCAACTACCGGTATTTCTATATTTCCTTTGTTTTGAACAGAACGTTCATCGATGTAACTTATTATTCTGTTTGTTGCAGAATCTCTTTGTAAATCACTCATCTTACAACCTTGAAGTAATGATTGTTGTCAAAAATTTGAACATTATCTCCATCTTCTCTTTCTATTTTTATTACCACTCTATAAAATCTTTCTGGTTGAAATGAATCCATCCACAGATTAAAATAACTACTTGTTCCATCACAACTAATTTTTGAACCAGTGTAATCAAAAGGAAGAATTATTTCATCACTATGAGCATCACGGATTTCATAATAAGAAGATGATGGTAAATAATAATTTACAGTTTGATATGCAGTTGTTGTGTAATTTTTTTGTGGATAACGAGAATTTGCATATATTCTTATTTTTGCCCTTTCTTTTTCTGCATAAAACTTTTTAAGTTTAACATTCAAATTTATGCTATCTTCAGCAACTGATTCTAAACTTCCAGTAATAAATTCAGAATCATCCCAAACTATGTTCAATCTTGGAACATATATCGTATTACTATCCGTTCCAAAAAATTTAAGACTATTCAATAGATTATTAGGAGATGATTCCATTTCATTGCTGAATTTTAGAATCATTCCGTCATTTTCAAATCTTCCTGATCCAGTTACCCATCTTCTTGCAAGATTTGTGACATCCATATAAATATCTGACGATTGGAATGAAAATGATTGAGTGCATTCCAAATTATCATAATCCCACCATGTTCCACCGCCTTCATGTGTAAAATACGATGATGTAACTGTTGCAGTAGGTGTATTGTTTCCCCATATCCCGTCATCTTGAATCCATGTCTGTGACACTTCATCCCATTCTAAACTATCAACTGTTGGTGGTATATCCCATTCGGTTCCAACTGTTTTTGATGTTCGGTATCTCCAAGAAACTCCATCTGTTGTATATGGTAAATTTACAAATTTACCAGTTCCGTTAGTCCAAGATGAACTCAATGGGTATGCATATACAACATATTCTTGTGGAATTTCTCTAATATCTGCAGTAATAAGAGATAGATAGTATTTTGCATTTTCAGATATTTTACCAGAGTTAATTCTATTTTCAACATCTGACATATCAAACTTTACAAGTATTCTACTATTGTAAATTGAAGATCCTGAACCTGGTGTTTCATGGGATAATTCCAATAAAGGATCTATACCAGTATTCATGGTATATTGTCTTTCATAAATTGTAGCATCTCGCTGTGCAAAAATAGAATATATCATCCGAATGACCTCGCTCTACCAACAATATCATTGTTTGGATATTTTATTTCAAAAATAGATGGATCTAATGACGGGAACAAAACACCATCTTTTGTTGCTTGTTCTATGTTATAGGCATGAGGAGAGTAACCCAAGTTCGTATCAGATAAATTTCTAATTTTAACATTTACAACAGTTTGAACACCAGGAACCCTATCTAATTCTGTGTATATGTTGCTTATTGCAATCGGTTGATTTATTTGCCATTTGTTTACATCAAAGTATTGTTTCAATCTTTCAATACAACGAAGAACAACTTGGTTTGAATTTTGATCAGGTAAAGTTATTATGTCAAAATTTACGCCTACATTGATAATATAAGCATCTCTAATGTTAATTGCATCTGTTAGTATTCTATACCAATTCAAATAATTTTTTAGATTTTCCTTTGTAGCATTGTTTACTGTTGTAAGTTTACCGTTTACGTCATAACCAAGAACATAAAAGTTTAGAGCTAAATCGTTTTGAACTCTATCACTATTGAATATAGAATCCTTCGTTAATTGAGTATCTTTCGTAATATATGCCTTTGCAATAGAACCATACTTTGATGGTAGACTATAAGCACGGATTATGTAATCTTCTTTTGTAACTGCACGATTTTGTGCAGCAAAAGAAGCAACGGCATTTTGTCTAATCTCTTGTATATCTTCTTGAAATTTACCACCTGTTGCAGGTCTTGGGTTTGTTACAGCCAAACTGGATACAATTTGACCATATAACACTGGATCCAATCCAGTTGAATCTAAAATTACTATTCTATTCAAAACATTATTTAATACTTCACTTGGAACATTGTCTTCGGTTCCACCACCGATTGTATAGAAGAATGTCAATGTTGTATTGTTTGGTGCAAGACCATATGTTTTTGTATACAAAAAGTTTGAAGGATCTATGTTTATCGATAAATTTGGATTTGTCATAGGCAAAGCACCACCGACTAAATCTGGATTTGGAATTAACAATTCATCATCTACATCACTGATTCCCGCACCAAACTGTATTTCCACATTTCCATTTGCCATCTGTCTTGAAGTAAATCGTCTAGGAACTCTTCTCAATTTAAGTAAGTATGGTGTTTCTGATCTATATTTACTTAATTGTGAATCATTTCTTGGTATGTTTAACACCGGTTCAAATACAGTATCTTGTGCCAAATTAGGAACGTGTTCCCATTTGTTTCCTTCTGTATCTATTGCATAGAGTATTTCTATTATATCCGTTTCTTCTATTGTAAATTTATCGTATGGTTTTGGATCACCCGCACTAAATGTTGAAGATCTAATTGTTCCGGAAATAGCTTTCGCTTGTTTTCTCAGAAGCCAAAATGTAACTTCTCCCGTTGTATTATCTATTTCATATGGAGTTACTTCTGTTGAATCAAAACTACTACTAGACTTAAAATCAATATAATCTATTGTTCTGAATGTAATTGTTCCATCGGTTGTTGGTGATACACGCATTCCAGGTTCTATTGCCATTGCATAATCATAATCTGGAACTATTTCAAGACCTACTTTTTTTGCAGGAACAACTTGAAAAACATCTAATACGGTATTTGCTGCAACCCTATTTTTTGGTGCATAACCGAGAGAATGTGCAATGTTAAGTATATTTTGACGTTTATTAGCAAACAGAATCATTGATTCTTGTAGTGTAACATCTGTATAAAATGACAAAACATCCCCAACATAAGCTGCCATTTCCAAAAATAACATTCCCGGTGAGGTTTCATTGAAATCTTGGTATGTATCTGGAAAATAATTTTTGGAAAAATCTATCAAAGATTTTTTTAATGAATTGAAATCTCTATTTGAATAACGAATATCTTTTTGGATTAAAGCCATTTTTATCACCTATATTTTCACCGCGGCTCTATTGCCGCAATTTCAATTCTACCTATTGTAGATATAAATAGTCTTATTGGTAAATATATTGTTGTTTCTCGAAGTTTTAGAGTTAAATCTATTTGTATCGCATGATCATTTTCGGCTAAATTTGATGTATCTGGATTTATATTAACTGTTAATTTTTCTATTGTTAAAAAAGGCATCCATGTATTTAATGCCTCTACAATATCTGATTTTATACTTTCTAAAAATTGATCTTCGCTTGTTATGTTTTCAAACAATATATTTTTTAGATTTGTTCCAAAATCAGGAATCATATATCTCTCACCTCTTGTTGTTAATAACAAGTTTCTCACATTTGAAAACAACTGTTTTACATTTGTTCTACTTTGAAAGAAAATACCCTTTGGATTATTAAAAGGCAATGTTACACCAACAAATTTGTTACCTTGTGTGGCGTTTCCTTCGTTTATAGGTTTTTGAAAATAATTTATTCTATTTTCAGATCTTGAAAGTGGTCTCAATTATTATCTCCCTTTTTTTTCATCAATTTTTTTCATAAGTTCAGAATAATCTCTTGTAAGTGCACTCATTACTTCGTTAGGTATTTCTGTTTTATTGTAGCCATTTGGAATAGCCGATCCTACTCTTTCATTTCCAAATCCTTCTGCCATATCTGCAGTAAAGCTAAATTCATCTTCCATTTCATAACTGTCTTGAAGACTTCTTTTTGTTTCTGCTAACAATTCTTTTATAGAACCAAATTCACTTTTTTGTTGTTTTGGTTTTACTACTTTTTTCGTTGATTGTGATTCATTATACATAGATAGACCATGTTTTAATGCAGAAATATCATCTTTTTTTGTTTGCTTTTGAGATATTTTCTTTTCAAGAGCATATTCAATTTCTTCTCTAATTATTTCTCTTATTTTAGTAAAAAAATTCTTCGTGTTCATACTAAAAACTCCTTATTCTTTTTCAACAATTTGATCATATAAAACGTTTTTTAATGTTGGTAATATGGTTTTGTTATCTATGCTTCTATAATAACTATCAACAATCGGCGTTCTTCTGAATTGTCCGTTCATTGTTGGTTCAACTTTTTGAGATCCAGCCTTTGGAACAACTTTTGTAAATACAACAAATGTTCCAGCTTTTGCACCACCACTAAAAGCCCATATTGAACTACCTTTTGCAGCAAATTTTCCACCGTCTCTACTAACAAATGAACTTGCACCAGTGTTTCCTCCAAAACGAGCGATAGTGCCATCAGGGTTAATATAAGGACAAACTTCAATGTGTCCACCACGACTTATTATAGAAACTTCCCACCCTCTTTGTGATAAAAAATGTTCTAATAATTTTTTTCCTTGTGAAGTTAATCCATCTTTTGTAAAATGAATACCACCTATAAAGTATACCATTATTGGATTTGGTAATAATGATTCTCGAACTGCAACAGGTATTTTTTCTCTATTTACTTTTGTTTTCTTTTTTGGTTTTAATTTATTACCATCTGGAATCATAACAACTTCTGTTTCAGTTGTCTCTGAATAAGTTGCACTTTCTAAAAGAATACCATATACATCTGTAAAATAATCACTTTTTCCACCTTTTACACCAAATCCCTTTTTATCCAAAAACTTTTTAACTGGAATACTTTTGCCAGCAGAATCCAAATAAGTTGGAACATTGGCAAAACATTCACTTGCTTCTTCTAATCCTACTTCTTTTAATTTTTTAAGTGAAGAATTAAAATATACATCGTTAATTTTATTAGCAGCAGCTAAACCAACAGGTTCTCCTGGAAAAGTATATCCACCATGACTTATACAATGTTGTGTAAATATACCACACCAGTGTGGTTGTTCAGACCAATTGGCAAATCCACCTTTATTTTCACCGGCACCGTAAGATCCTATCCCCCATTTATCCATATTATACCTCCCACCACTATAACCTTTGTATAACATTCTATGTTGTTCTGTTTGTGTATCAGCAACATAAGGAACTTTTTTATTCCAAACACCAACTTCTGTAAAATTCATTATTATTGGATAATCTATTAAATTTAGATCTTCAGATTTTTTTGCAACAGGAATTGGAGTACCGGATATTAACTTTTCCCATTGAGCATTAAAATAAACTTTTACAGCACCAACAAGTTTTGTTTCGATATTGTATTCGTCTTTTGCGAATCCCAATCCATCTGTTTTTGCTTTTTGATCACGAATACCATAATATCCAGTTGATGTTGGATATTTTGGCACTTTGTAATCTATATGTGATGCCCACATATTGATACTTGCACCAGGAGCAACAATTTTACCATTAAGTTCTCTTAATTTTCCAGTTGTAAGTGCAGCACTATTTTCTACATTTGTTGGTGCACCTTCTGGTGTTGTATTTTCTTTTAATTTTGGTTCAAATTTTTTCTCAGGATCATCAGGATTTGTTGCTGGGTTTTCATCTTTCGGTATATCAGCCGGCGGTGCATCTGGTGTAAAGCCCCATCCTGCATAAAGTGCTGCCAATTCCTCTGATTTTGTATCATCAACTTGTTTTTTTAACCAAGCAACTGCAGATTCGTTTTCATAAAATACTTCTTTTGCCGTATACGTTACATCTTTCACCGTTATATTGCCGGTATCATCAAAAAATATACTTTTTTTCGTGTCATCTGGATCGGCTATACTAACACGGGCACCATATTTAGAATCTCTTTTTACAAACCAAGCTAGTCCATTAGCATTGTATTTTTTTCCAGATGGTGGAGTTGTTGGTGTACCAGATTCACCCAAAGCATTTTTAACAATTTCTAATTTTTCAGAATCAGACTTACTTGAAAATTCAGAAAGATTTATTACAGTTGATCCAATAGTAAATGTATCATCTAACCATTCTTGTAAACCACCCATATCAACATCAGATTCGGTTCCCTTTGTATCTACCTGATATGTTACACCATTATATGTTACTGTAACACCTTTACTTCTATTTCTTCGGGAGAAATTTATACTAACTTTTTCATCTTGTTTTTGTGGATCGTTTGTATTGTCATCACCGGAATTGACATTTGAACCAAATTGTCCTGTTCTTTCTTCATTGGCTTCTTCGCCTGATTGTTCGTTGCCACCGGGTTCTTCGTTATCAAGTTCTTCATTTGTTGGTCCCCTATCAGCGGGTTTTTCAATTTCCTCATCATCATCTTTTTTATCTCCGAATAAATCTCTGACAAAATTACCTAAGTTTTCATCATCAGAACTATCATCATTTCCACCAGAACTGTCATTACCTTCAGATGTATTATCGTCTCCTTTATAGAAAACACTATCTGGATTTTTTGATTTATCTTGACCACCATCATCATCAGTTCTTTTATTAGATTGATCATCTTTTACTTCATCAGAAACTCTATCAATTTTAGTGTTATCCTGTAAATTGCTATTCAGTGCACGTCTAGCAACCCTAATATCAGGAGCACTATCTTGTTCTATATCATTTACTGTTCTTGGCATATGATTTCTCTGTTATTATTTTAATTACCACGCTAAAATAGTTGGAACTGCTCTATTTTCTGCCAAAGATCCTCCAACTAGTTGTCCATTGACAACAAGTTTTGTTGATCCTCCGCCATCACCGCCTGACATAATTGTTACAGTATCACCTTTTTTATTAAAATGATTCAAAACTGCATTTGAAATTTCTGGTATATTCCAACTAGTAGTTGATGTTCTTGGACCATCCATATCTGTTGCACCAGCAAACCACATTCCAGATCCAAGTATTCCAATAAACGGCCATCCAGAATGCTTTTTGAATGATGCATGAACATCTTTTACTGCATTATTTCGTATACAAATGTTATACATCGGTATTCCAACTTGTATATTACCCCATCCTTTTTTAAGTATGCCATCAGTTGAACCTGGTCTTACCTCTGTTGCATACCCATCTGATATTATGTTAGGATTTGGTTTAACAACAACCATTGGTAAAAATCGCATATCAGAATTGTTACTATTTAGATTTTTTGCCTCTGCCAATTTTGATCCATAATTTTTCCCATCAACTATAAATAAACCATTTGGTTGTCCCGAACCCCACGTTGGATTAGTAGATCCTTCAAATGGTCCTGCATTTATGAAATTTTTGAATCCGGCTGCAACCCAACCACCTGTGTTTTTTGAACCAAATGGATATTTGTTTTCTCCAATTTGATTTTTGCCAACTGCTTTTGGTGCAGTATAACCAGCTCTCAAATTGGATGGATTGAATTTTTGTAACCAAAGTCTAGATGGTTTACCAGAACTTAATTTTTTAGTTGGATTTTCAATATATTCAACACCACCTATTGATCCAGAACCTAATGGAGCTAGCCCTGCAAGTCCTGATTGTGTTTGTGTTTCGGATTTCTTAAATGTTGTATTAACATCATAAGTTTTATCTTTCCATGATCCTTCACTTGTAATAAATTCACCATCTATTTTTACAATACGATTTCCAGCATCAGCTTCAAATCCACCGCCAGATACAAACCTGTCCTTACCAATACTTTGATTTGTAAGTTTTTTTGCACCTTTATTGCCAGAACAGTCAAAATCTCCATATATTTGTTTTGGTGCAAAAGAAAGTGATGTTAATGATAACCCACTTGCAACAAAGCCATCAACTTCAAAATCTGCCATATTAACAGGAAATACTGTTATTTGAATGTTATTGCTTATCCAATAGTTACCAGGTCTACCGGTTTTTACATCTTTTATAGGTTTTGGTATTCCATTCAATGATGTTAATTGATTGTTAGAACAATCAAATCGTGTTACACCAGTTGAAGTAACAACACCCAAACCTGCTAAACTTGTAATCTTATTACCACCACAATTAAATCCGCCTGGACCAAAAGAAGTTATTCCATTTCCTTCTAATGTTGTTAATCCACAACCAGATACATCATAGATATATTCTTTTTGACTTTTATTTGTATCAGTTATTCCCTTTATTATTTTTGGTCCACCTGCCAATGATGTTAATTTTTTATTATCAGTAGCAAAAAAACTACCAACTTCATTTGGAGAACCAACTAATGAAGTTAATTCATTTTTTGAAATATCAAATTGACCATTGACTTTTTTAGGACCACCTTCGAGTGATGAAAGTTTTACACTTCTACATATAAAATTACCACCAATAATTCCAAATTTTACAGTAAATTTACCATCTTTTACAGACGGTAATGATTTATTCCCTGAAACTAAATTTATGGTAACATCACCTGCAATATCAATGGTTCCGTCTGCTTGTATTTTTGGTTCAGCACCACCTGTAATTTTAATGGCGGCCTTTTGGTTTGCTATAACTGGTTTTCCATTTTTATCTTTTTGAACAACACCTTTAACAACTTTATACCCAAACAATATATTAAGTTTATCAGTTAAACTTGTAATTTCTTCATTGGATAATCCACCACTACCTGTATCAGACTTATCAACTGCCTCATCTACATTTCCTTCATTTTCAGGATCATCTGCAGGTTTTTCTTCTACCGATCCAGTTTTATCATCTTTATCTGGAGTCAATCCCCATGTACTTGCAAGTGCAACTAATTCAGCATTATCAGATGCTAACATCCAATCCAATGCAGTATCACCTGCATCATTTACTATTTCAAGTGCAGAGTATTTTTCACCACGAACATTGATATACCCTTCATTATCAAATTCAAATGTAACCTTTGCCATTTAACCTATCTCCAATGATATTTTAATTGTTGGGACTGGTAAAGGAGTGTATGCTATACCACCTTCGCCAAATTTTAATGGTGTCTTTGTAGTTGATGTAGTTGCACTATCAGTTTTTGAACCTTCAAGACCGAGTGGTGTACCTGCCGGTGTTATTCGTGTTTCAGCCTTTCTAACAACTTTAACTTCTACAGCATCTGCATTATTTATTTGTTTTCCGTTTTCATCAAATGTTGCTCCGCCAGGAATTGTTGTTTTATTCGTAACTTCAAGTGGAACTAATTCATCACCGATATAAATAGGTCTTTGTTGTTTTGTTGGATAGTTTGGATTACCTGTCTTAATTTTTTGAATCAATATAGATGCTGGTGTGAAGTATTTTTCATTGAAACTTCCACCACTTGAATTGTATACACCAAGTCTTGCCAATCCACGAAGATATTTTGTTACCCTAAACGGTTCTAATAAATTAAAATCACCGCTGGAAAAAGCATATCTGTATTTCAATTCTTTTGTCAATCCAAGAGTTTTTCTTTGTGATTCACTTACATTTGGATCACCATCAACTACCCAATTTATATCAGATTGTTTGAATAAAAATCCAGATGGAGGCGTTCCCGTAAATACAGGCAAGCCTGTTTCAGGATTCTGTCCAATATCTTCAATCCATGGATGAGTGTATATTATGTATGTACCATATTGCAATACACCCTTCACACCACTTGGAGGCGCTCCTGTTGAATCTTCAACTACATATCGGTCTTCAACATTGTATTTTTGTCTCCAATTTGGATCACCAGCACCAGGAACTCCCGGAGGCAATGAACCGGCAGAATCTAATAAATCAGCATAAGGATCCTCTGTCAATTCTTTTGCAGAATCGTATATGTCATTGAAGAAATCTTCTTTTTCAAAGTCTTCTCTAGTATCTACCAATTCATCGTAAACGCCTGTTAAAAGTGCCTCATCTTCAATTAAATTCGGTGAATTTTTTACTTGTTCATACTTTTGCAATAATCGGTTTTTAACACTTATACCTTTTGCAAGAGAATTTTTGAATTTTAACGCTTTATCTATAGCAATTCCACATTTTATTATAGCAAGACCATTTACTTCTGTGTGTGTTATTGGTTTTCCAGAAACTGGATCATCTTTATGCGGTTTTGGTGCCTCTTTTATGTTGGTAAATCCTAATGAAAGTGCAATAGTTTGCTTCATTTTTGGATCAAGGGTTCCACCACCTGGAGTTACTTTTCCAGTTTTTTTGTCATATGCATTATAGTTTTCCCAAACTTCTGCATTTGGACCCCATTTGTTTAATAAACTTTGTCCAACCTTATCAAATAAACCTTCGGCAAATTTTTCTTTCTCACCAGGTCCATTAAATCTTTTTCCAGATATTAAATCAGTTATATCGCCTGCAATCGGAATCACATCACCCAATACTTCTTCACTAACACCTAATTGTTTTGAGATTTTTGCCTTTAATTCTGGTGGTAAAGAATTGTAATGTTGAAATCCCTTTGTTGATAATTCATACAAATTTTTTGCACCACTTAAAACTTCATAGTATCTGATTATTTCGGATTCATCAATTCCAATAAGTGCAGCCGTGCTAAAAATAAATGTTTGAACGGGTGCTGGTAAATTTTTGAAATCTACAGCATCGAATATAGATAAAAATTGTTTCTTTTTGTATAAGTTGTAAACTGCCAATCCATTTTTTGCAATATCAAAACCTTGTTCTAATGTAATTGGATTTTGACCAAAATTTTGTTCTGCCCAAGAACCAGGAATTACATTATCGTATGAAATCGTTTCAGTTACTTCTTCGCCTCTGTCTAAAATATGTGGTAAATCTTCATTGACTTCTTCATAAACTTTTGTAGCGGCATTGAATTTTCTATAAACCAATCTTGGTATGCTGTTTCCGATAAATTTGTAATCTATTTGAAATGGAATTACACCAGATCGTATAGGGTTAGTTCCTTCGTATTGTTGTTGATATTTTGTGTTATCTACATTTATTTTAAGTTCCATACTACCATTTGGAAACAATCCTGAGGATATTGGATCCGCACCAGTTTCTGATCCATAAGTATTTGGTATCGTTATGGTGCAAATATCTCTAGTCGTGTTATAGTCATAAAATAATTCATTTGCGGTAAATCCGTCTACAAATCCAGGAGATGTTATTTTTCCAATAGAGATTGACTTTATCGGTATAAAATCTCCTTCTTTATTTATAGATTTAATAATAATTTGATTCAAAACTATATTATTACCTTCTGTTTTTCTATATGATGGATTTTCTACTATAAGTTTTAGATTGTCTTTATCAACGATTTGTAATTTTTTATTTACAACCGATCCTGGAGACAATTCTGAAAATGCTTCACCGGTTGCAAATTCTCTCAATTCTTTGGGTAAATCATCTAATGATTTTACATTCTCTGCCTCTCTTAATACATAATCTTGTAAAGCGTCATAGTTACCATCACTTACCATTTGTTCTATTTCTAATATCTTATTAACAACCCATATTATTCGCTTAATAGTTTTTGGGTTAGTTCCTAAAAAATTAGCAACTTTTATTTGTAATCCTGGTGATAATTTTTCGTAATCAAGTAATGTTCTTAAATTTGCAAGAAGTCTAGTAGTTGCTATTGTAGATTTTCCTTGAGCATATAATTGATATATTTTTGCGGAAGTAGATAATGCCTTTAATCCGGATTTAATCAATGAAGCATTTTGTTTTTTAGTTAAAAAATCTAATGCAGTAAATGGATAACCAATTACTGTTGAAAAAAGACTTGCTTCTCTATCTTTTTCTTCTTCTAATTTTTGTTTAGCATCTTCTTCATTGTAACCTTTAGATCCAGATGGATATAAACCTTCAACTTGACTTATACCCCAAGCAACTCCCTCTCCTAAGAATCCAACAACACCGGTAAGAGCACTTGTTACATATTTTAGTGAATCTGTAACAAATGCATCAATTGATCCTGTTACACCATTTAATAAACCACCTTCACCTAAAAATGAATTTGATTTTATTTTAATTGTTAATTTTTTTATTTCATCGGTTGGTTTACCCGCTGGTGGATCTAAAATTAAATCTCCTGGTACTTTTTTTCCAAAATTTACCCAAACTTCAATTTCACTTGCAACTCTAAATACAGCACTTGATGTTTCCAGTATTCCAAATTTATCTATAATAATTGATGGAATAGATAATGGTATTGGTTTTATTTCTGCATTCCAATCTAAAGCATACTTTGAAGCATATTGTGTTACTTCTGAATCATCATAAAAAGAATCGCTAAATTGTGATAAATCTCCAGGATCTGTTGGTCCGTTATCTGTAAAGTGTGCCGCATTAACAAGAGTTAATTTCCATGTATTAAGAGCATTTTTTGTTCCACCTGGTTCAAATACAACATAGTCAAGAAGATTTATAGT